AGCCTGCAAGGCAAGGTCTATCTGGTGGAAACCGAAGACGTGATCGATCCCGGCTGCGTCGAGGCCTTCGCCCGAGGCCTGTACTTTCGCTTCGAGGATCTCACCACCCTACCGGCCGAACTGGTGCTGCTGGGCCCTCGCCGAGCCCGCCTGACCCTGCATGAAGGGCGCTACCACCAGGTCAAACGCATGTTCGGCCACTTCGGCAACAAGGTCACCGCCCTGCACCGCGAGAGCATGGGCCCGCTGCTGCTGGATGCCAGCCTGACACCCGGCTGCTACCGATCATTGACGGACAACGAGATCGCACAAATCTGACCGCCCATAGCCACCGGCCAGAAAAACCTGCCGCCACGCTTCATTTCACCCAAGCCTTCTGGTAAAAAGGCACCCCTGAGCGGGCGTCGTATAATGGCATTACCTGAGCTTCCCAAGCTCATGACGAGGGTTCGATTCCCTTCGCCCGCTCCAGACACCTATCGTTAAAGCCCTGTTTTTACAGGGCTTTTTCGTTTCTGGCTTTTGGGGGTGTCGAAAAAGTGTCGAAGCCTATCGTCACCAGCCCCTATTTGCCTTTCGAGGAAGGCGCATTACCTCGGTTGCCGCCGGAGACATTTCCCGTCGTACTAGGCCAATTTCCTCCCGGCCCAGGATGACTAGACGGGCCTCGGCCACCTTGCGACCCGCTGCTCTTCGAAGCACCACCTTTCGATCCGCCGCCACCCTTTGCCATAGCTACCTCCCGAAATTTTGGGGTTCAGTTTTCGGTATAGCCCAAGCTTCAGGATGTGGACAGCGGCTCACTCTGCTGCACGATGCCGTTGAGCGGCCCCAACCTGATCGCATCGTGCAAATGCTCAGGCGCGAGGTGTGCGTATCGCATCGTCATGTTCAGCGACGCATGGCCCAGGATCTCTTTCAGCGTCACGATATGCCCACCGCCCATGATGAAGTGAGCTGCGAACGTGTGGCGCAGGATGTGGCTTGCTTGTCCGCGTGGTGGCTTGATCGAGGTCGAGAGCAGGACCAGCCGAAACACACCAATGCAGTTGGTGAATGGCCCGTGGGTTTGCCAGTGCTTCTTGATCGCCGCGACCAGCTCCGGCGTTACCGGGACCATCCGCACCCGCTTCGACTTCGTATTGGCGAACACCAGGGCGTTGCCTCGAATCCGCTCCGGTCGCAGCGCTTGAGCCTCACCCCACCTCGCCCCGGTCGCCAAGCAGATCCGCGCCACCATCGCCGGATGTGGAGACGTGGTCCGCGCCTGGAGTGCATCGAGCAACTCGGATATCTGCGGCTTGGTCAGGTAGGCCAAGGGGCGCTCCTGCAACCGAACCGGACGAATACGGGTGAACGGACAGGGATAGTCGATCACGTCGAGTTTGTGCAGCTCGTTGTAAACGGCTTTCAGGTAGCCGAGGCGATTGTTCGCCGTCTTACCGGTTACCCCTGCTGCCATCCAGCGTGCACGCGTGGCGGCGATCTTCGCGCCATCGACCATGCGAGCTACCGGGTCGCCCATCGCCTTGGCACACGCCCGCAGGATCGCCACACGACGAACACCATCGGAAAGCGAGACGCCGTGGAGATCGAACCACAGCTCGACCAGCTCTGACAGCCTGCGCTTGTCCTTTGGCCGCGGTGCCCAATCGTTCGATTCGCTGCACTTGGCTCGACAGGTCGCCTCGAAGCGCATTGCCTCGGCCTTGGTCTTCAGCGTCTTGCGAAACCGCTTGCCTTTGACCGGCTCAACGTCGACCCGCCAGCGCCCATCGGAGAGCTGCTGGATCGCCATCAGACCGCTCTGCCCCATCGAACGTGACGCTCTTGAAGCAACGTCTTGATGTGCTTGTACAGATCACGCTCGCTCATGTCCTTGGCAGCATAGTGGTCACGAATGACCGGCCAGCATTCCCACTCCTTCAGTCGATCAAATGCGGTTCTAGCGCCCACTCGCTCCCGTGCCAGCAGGCTTACGAAGTTTCCCAGGAAGAGCTCGACGTTCTTGCCGCTAAATCCACGGCTGGTCTTGTAGTAGCGCTTGTATTCCGTTTCATCGACAAGGGAATCGACTGCCACATCGACCCGCACGTCATCACGCATCAGCGTCCAGATCGGCTCGTACTGCCCGGGGCGATGCAGCAATTTGAACTGGCACAGCCCGTAGCGCCACAGGCCGTCCAAGTGGGCGGAGAACGCCGCAAACGAATCCGTTTCAATGGCCTCACCGGTCTTGGCACTGATCGACCCGCTGGCGAACTGCTGGATGACCGAATGGTGATAGCGCAGCTCGACCCGCCACACGTCCGCCTCAGGATCGTAGTTATCGGGATCGGTCGAATCGAACGAATCACGGCGACGCCAGACGCTTTCCCAGAAGTCGAGCTTATCGGTCGCACGGGCCTGTTCGGTTTTGTTGTAGATGCAGAGCTGAACGCCACCAGCAGAACCGAACATGGACGTTTCGCCACGACCGTAGACGCTGGACTTGGTCGCCCAGTTGATCTCGTTGATACCCGAAATATCCCGGTGCGTCCGTGCGCGACAGTGCAGGCGTGCCACCAGATCCACCGGAGGCTTCCAGCCCTGGAGATCCAACGCCAGATGGACAGCGCACTGGTTGCGTTCGCGGTGTGTCATTACGGCTGCGGCGTAGTAGTCCATCCGCTCTTGCAGGCGCTCAGGCGACAGCGCGTCGATGGCGTGCGGTGACACTTCGATTTTCAAGTGCGGGCCGATGTTCTCGAGCTTGGCGTTGAAGTTCTTGATGAGCAGGATGAACCCGAGGTCAGCATTCTGGAGCTTGTACTGGTAGCCCGAGTCCCGCCCTACCCGACCGGCATGCCAGCACTCCCCGGCAAACTCGACCATGACGCCCGGTTTCTCGAACAGCGCCATGATTTCCGGGCGGATCAGTCCTCGGTACAGCTGGCGGACCGTATCGACGCCGCAACGCAGCAAGCGAACGCCCGACAGGTCGGTCAGCTTGGCCGAATGGCTATCGAAGAACAGTCGCCCGGTTGGGGTTTCCTGAAAGTTCTGATCAACACGAATCTGGTCTTTAACGCTCATTCTCTTCTGCTCCAAATTGCAACGAATCGACACTGTTCAGTTGGGTTTATCTGACGTGTTACAGGGACGTCAGCGCGCGCGTTTGCACGCCGGCTCGTGCCTCGCCGCGCGTGCAAAGAGCGCGGAGCGCACGCGCGCTGACGGTCATCACCACAGGAATTGCCCTTTCTGGTACGGCACGACAGTCATGTTCGTGCCACCGGCTGGTTGCGCTGCTCCAGGGCGTGCCGCCTGCATTGCAGGAGGCTGGCTGTTCTGGACTTGCTGGGTTCGCTCGCCGGTGGATCGATCAGGCAGGGTCGGATCGAAGAAGCCGTTCTCGACCACACGCATGCAGAAGGCGAAGTCGGTCTCTACGCGGGTGCTCTGCTGCGTGTAGCACTGGCAAACCGTAGGCGTGCCGTTTACGACGGCATGCGCCATTCGCCCGAACTCGCGGGCATAGGTCGCGGGGTCGGTGCTGGACATGCAGTAGAGCCGGGGAAACGACACGGGCCGCGTCAGCTCGTCGTAGATCGGCGCCGACGATGGGAGCTGTGGTATCCGAGGCACGCGCCGTCCGATGTAGCTGGCGGCGCTTTCCGGCGCATCGGATTTCGCTTCGCCCGCCGGCTTGATGAACGATCCGACCGTATCCCTCACTTGCTCCACCATGCTTCCGGCCGGCGCGCTGGTGGCTGTCGCGGCTTGCGCTTTTTCGGCGGCGTAGCGCTCATAGGCGCGATAAACGAGGATGCCGGCACCGAGGATCACGCACAGCGCGAGGATGAACTTGGTCGGCACCTTGGTCTGGAAATGGTGCTTGGCGTTGGTGCTGGTGTAGGCGCCGAAGTAGCGCTTATCCAGACGCAGCGACTTCTTGTCGGCGTCCTTGAAGCTGGTTTTCAGCTCGACCTTTTCCACCACCACTTCTGACTCGAAGCGCAGCAGCTGAGCTGACTTGAACACGCGCCAGTAGTGAATGTGCGTGTTGCACAGCCGACGCAGGTGCACATCGAGATAGCGCGGGTCCTGGGTGACGAGGTGAACCTCATGGCCCTGGTGGCGCATGGTCTCGAAGCGGGTGATGTGCTCCGGTGGCCGCGCCCGTGGATCGCGTGCGCCGAACCAGCCCTGCGCTTCGTCCACGACGATGATCGAATCGTTTGGCAGCTCGAACCACTTCTCGGGATCTTCGAACTCGAACCACTGCGCTTGTAGCTGATCGGGCTTGAGGCCGTTGATGTTGTGGAAGTAGACGACGCGGCCTTCGGCGTGAGCCTTCTGATCGACTTCGCGGATGGTGTTCAGGGTCTTGCCATGGCCGGGCTTGCCGGTACGGATAACAAGCATGACGGCGGCTCCTTAGGCTTCGATGGAGGTGCCGCCCGGCTTGTGCCAGACCTGATTGCGTTTACGGTCGGTGGCCTTGTCGATCCCCGCCAGGATGAAGCGCGTGGAGATGGCGGCGAAATACAGGTTCACCACCACATCGAACTTGGCCAGCCCGAGAATGCCCTGGATGACCGGCCCGACATTCCCCATCAGGCCGAACAGGTAGTCCTGCGCCTGGCCAATGATGAGGTTGAAGCCCATGTACGAGACGAAGCCGAAACCGATCATTTTCAGCACCATCTTTACCAGCGGGCCGAGGACGATGATCAGCATCTGAACGATGAATAGGAATTGCATTACTGACCTCCTACGCCGCGGCCTACATACAGGGCGGCAAGAACGGTAGCCACGGCCACGAACAGGCCGCTCAGGTCACTGGCGGCGCGGCAGAGCGGTTCATAGCTGAGCTGGAAAGTGCGGCCGCCTGCAGTGGTCAGGCTGAAGCTTTCGGCGGCAGGACAGGCGGACGGAAGAAAGCGGGTGCCCTGGTTGATGAAGGACGGCACGTCGATGACGCCGGAGCCCTCGTCCAGCTGGAACCGGTCGCCGGTAACAGCCGCCTCGATGGCGGGCTTGTGCTTGGGGAAATCTGTCATCTCCTCAGCGAGGCAAAGCTGTTCCTTCTGCTGCCGGAGCACTTCGCAATCAATCGGGTCGCCACTGCAGGAAAAGCCCGCATCGCAGGAACCAGCCGACGCCAAGCGTTCCGGGCCTTCTTCGCCT